TATACCAAAGTTAACAGATTTAGGAATAGCAGGATCGACTAGATTTGCTGTTATATTGTAAGTAGGTGCTACTGGTTGTGAACCAGCGGCATTTAAATTGTATTGATTTTTAAAAAAGCCAAATCTATTTCTCATACTTACTCCGGTTTACTTGGCCACACAATACTATCTCTGTCTGTGGGATTTGAATTATTTGCTGGAATATCACGTAATGCTTGTCTATAAGTTGCCCATTCTGCCTTTTTTGCTTCTGATAAGGGTGAATCAGCACCTTGTGTCCAATCTGATTCAATTAATTTTAGATTACGTCTTTGTCTCATCCATTCTGTATAATCGATAGTCATTGGCGAATCTACTAGAGTTAATGTGTCTAAATCCACTTTACAATGATCTACATTACCACAATAAGCATTTATATAACTTTGATCTGGATATTGCTGTAATCTTTTAGCAACATTTTCATCATTCATACGCCTGCAAATAACTATTTTTCCTGTATTTGTTTTATAAAATGTTCTATACATTAGAATTTCTCACCTTTAGTTACTCTTAAAAATTCATAATTTAATAAAGCAAACGACCTTGGACTTGCATTACTGGTTCCTAGATCTGAATAACCTTGCAAAGTAATATTAGCCGTTTGTGGTTTCATATCACTAGCATAACCATAAACAGTAGGATCTGTGCTGATTTTTGCTGTGCTGTTTAAAGGTGGAGGAGGAGTTGTTGAAGGCATATTGATTAATTCTGTGCCTCCTCCTGTTATAGTTATAACATTACTGGCAGTAGCATTTGCAAATGTTAATGTAATTTTGTTTCGAAAACCCACATCATATGCCGATGCCAATACTCCGCCTGCTCCTGCTGAAGCAACAAATTCATAATCACCTATATCACTATCTGTTATATCATAACTTTCTTCAGGTATTATATCTAAAAATGTTGTGCCTGACACTATTGAAGTATTTGGGCCTGGTTGATCAGTTAATTGTGCACCAGCACCAAATACTTTCATTGCTTGGTTGGGAATAATATCTCCATATACATTTGGTAATGCGGCAACATTTGAATATGAGCCTTGAAATGCTTTTACAATAGGTATATCTTTAATAACTGGTATTCTTGGTAAATCAATAACACCTAAATCTGGTGTTTCAGTTGATGCTGGATTTGTATAATAATCATCTGAATATTCTATAGCACTTATTCTTGCTGTTACTATACCTGTATCGCTTGATATTTCTGTAACACGCATTACTCTGAACAATTTGTCAGTCCAACCGTATAGGTTGTTTGTTACTTTTATAACATCACCTACATCTGTTTGGATACCCGAATAGTCAGCATCAAATTGTATAACAGTGCCTACTCTACTTTGATTGAGATCAATGTTTGCTAATCTTTCTGCTCTTACATTATCATTGATCATGTCTATTTTGTATTTCAACACATTGTCTGGTTCGTTTGCGTTTCTATCACCTGCTGGTGTTTCGACTAACACTGTGTTTGTTTGGTCTTTACGGTTTTGATCCATAAATTCAATTTCAACACCATTATATAATGCATATAATTCTGTTGAACTTATGTCTATTTTGCTTACTATGTTGTCATCATTGTATACCAAACAATTGGCTTTTTCTGCTGTTGATATTGCTCTGTTAGGTATTGCGGCAAATTTACCTTCTTTTACATTGAACGTAAAGAATGTTGCACTTGCTTGACATATTTTATCTATGTTTGTCGAACAACTATCAAATGTGCTTAACATACCATTAATTTGATATCTTTTGTTTGTTGTGCTGACATTTGCTTTGTTTGTGTAAGCAACTAATTCATCACAATAACCTTTCATTTCTACATTACTTGTGCCTGTAATACTGTTTACATCTATTTCAGCATTGGATAATTTAGCACCATATCTAGTTGATGTTAGATAATCATATAACACATCACCAGGATTGTTCAGTGTGTTATTCATCTTGAATGTCATTTGTGGTAAACCTGTTAAACCATTTTCAGCATCATAATCTATTTGTAACACTGCAAATACCAATGCGTTTGCTGTGTGATTTGCTCCCCAATGTGGCACTATGCTTGTAGCGGCTGTTGTGCTACCTGTTCCTGATGTTGGGAATATAACGTCACCACTACCACTACCACCAGCATATACATTTAACCTAACGTTACCTGCATAACTGGTGTCTGAGGATTGGTTTGGATCTTTGTGACTGGTTACTGTATTACCTGTGAATATCAATTCAACATCGTTCATAAACACTTGATCACAAGTAAATGTTCCTGTTTGTGTTTGTTCTGATAGTGCAATACAATAAGTCATTGTTTTGTTTTGATTGCTTATTGCGGCATCAAATATAGGTCCACTGGTAAATGCTTGTCCATAAAGTATTGGTATTTTGTTGTCTGTGGCTGGTGGTAACTGTATTGAAACACCTGGATCTCTACCTTGATCTAATTCTGGTGCTTTGAATACTCCTAATGCACGTGCTGTTCCATATGCTAATCCACCTGCAATAACTGATGTGGCAATAGTTGCCAATACGCCGGTTATGCCTATTGCTCCTACTATTGCTGTTGCTATTGCTGTAAATACTGCCATAATTAACCTCTATATAACCAATTGTAATCTACTGGTTCCCAACCTCTTTGTTCTAATTTAAGATCAGGTGTCGATGCTAGTGTTGTTAGTGTAAAAGAACTTATAATACCTTTGTCTTTTAATTCTAATCCTATAGTGATATAATGATTAAGTAATCTTGCACCTGCTGTAGTGCCTCTGAATTGTTCTTCAACCCACCAAGCAACTTCAGTCATTCTTTTCACATGTGGTAACCATAAATCACCTTGTATAGTTGCCAACAACATGCCCATGACTCTACCATGTTCTTCTGCAACAATGGCTAAACCTGTTTTAAGTATATGATCAATAACTTTGTTTACATGAACAAAATCATATTTAGGATTATGTAAATCTTCAACAGGATTTGAATTTGCAAAATCAATCATTAATCTGCGAATGTCATCATAATCTTTAAATTGTGCTGATCTAACTTTCATTATGCCATTTGCCTTTTATCTGTTCTATCACGGCCGCCACCGCCACCGCCACCGCCACGGCCTCCACCGCCTCCATAACCACCACCAGTGGCTTTGTATTCTTTACCAAAGTCAAATGATATGTTATAAAGTTCTGGTACTCTTGCAAACACTTGATCGTTAGGATAAAGTCTTACTCTATCATCAGGGTTTGTTCTTTGTCCAGTTATTCTGTTTTCTAACAGTGTGTTTATACTTGCACATGTTACAGTAACAGTGTTTTGTAATGTTTTACCCGGTGTAAAGTCTTCTTGTATAGCAAAGTTAGTTATAATACCGCTAAACCTTTTGTATACTTCACTGGTATCTAATTCATGTGTAGTAGTATTATAAAAACCTCTGTATACATTTACAGTTCCACCTTTTATCTTTGTTGTCAATATTAGACTTAAATAATTTTGTTCGCTTGGTATACCACTCAATGTAATTGATATATCACCATTAGTTGTTCTTATATCTTCTGGAAATTCACTTATTTGTAAAAAAGAACCTAATTCAGTATAAGTGTTGGTATTATATGTAACTGGTTTGTATGCACTTGAAATATAATATGTTGTGCCATCTAATGTCAAATCAATAAGAATACAACTGGATATATGATCTTGTTGTACTGGTGCTATTGTGGTTGCCATTAAGTGATTACCTCAATCAATTCAAAATCTGCTGAAAATTCTATTCTATCATGTGGTGCAATGGTGAACTTGGGAAGGTTGGTTATTTTGGTTATCCATCTTACTTCATTACCTACTCTAAACCCACCTGTGTTTAATGCTACACCTGATTGTGTTAATACTGGTCTATGCACACTTACTGCTAAATTACCACTAGTAAAAGCAATATCGGCTGTTACTTGATATGGATATCTATATGTTGATGTATTGCCTAATGGTTGAATAAAATCACCTTTCTTAAACAATGTACCACTATGACCTGTTGCTCCTGTTGTGTCTACATACAGAGTAGAACCGCTTATGCTGTTAAGTGTCAATGCACCTAATTGTGTTGCGTTAGCATCACCTTGATAGGATGTGATATAATTCATACCACTGTTGTTGTTTAATGAAATGTTTGCTTCATTGGTACCACCTGTTGTATAGATATCTTCTAATACACCTCTATTCGTGCTGTAAGTTAATCCATTGTGCATACCAACTGTGAAAGAATATACATTTATGTTTCTATCTGCTGTTTTGTAATGACCACTTCTAGATAATGTGCTACCCATTAGTTCACGTCTATCTATTTCTATGAATGTTGCGTTGTCTATAATTGTTTGTAACGACATATCTACTCCTATGCTGGTGTCCTACGAGCACCTGCTCTGCTTACGTTGTATATGAACTCGGGATCCTGTGCAATTCTCTGCTGAAAAGAGACCGTATCAATTGCTGATATATTGGTAATATTTGTGACGCCACCTCCCATAATGCCCGGGCCACCTGCGTTATGACCACGTAATGCACTATTTGGTAACACTACTCCACTTTGTTTGGGTACAAATATTTCGGGGCCTTCTTCTCCGATTATGTATGGTTGGCCCGCTTTTGCTGGTCCACCTTTTGCTAGTCCAAATAATCCCATAATAGGACCTGTTATGAACTTTTGCACTAGTGCTTTTGCTAATGTTTGTCTTATAAAGTCTCCTAGAGCACTGAAATCTGCTTTACCTTGTACAATAGCATCTGCTAGGCTATCTTCAAACATAGCAACTGCTTGAACTAAACCATCGGCTAATGTTGTAACAAAGTCACCTATTCCAGCGGCTTCTAACCCTTCTTTAACTCTGTTTAAGAAATCATCAGCGGCTTCTTGGTTCGATGTAATGATTTCTCTGATTTTTTCAATTTGTTCATCATATAAACCATTGATTTCAGCAATTTTTTGTATTTGTAATTCTAAATTCTTTTGAGGATCTTTGTCTAATTGTAAAGACTGTATATCTGCTAAAGCATCACGTCTTTGTTTTTCAATGTCGAATATCGCTTGTTTTAATTCTTTTTCATCTTCACTTAAACCAAACAATGAATTTTCTAATTCTAATTGTTCTCTGGTATTTTGTAAATCGGCAGTATTTTGAATTACTATTTCTTTTGCTTTTTCTAAATCTCGTGCAATAATTCTACTTAATTCATTTGCTTTACGCTCTTCTTCTCTTTTTAGTCTTGCTCTTTCTTGTTCTAATTTTAATTTTTCACGTAATCTTTTCTTTTCTTCTTCATCACGTTTAGCCTGCATTTCCGGAGGTAATGGAGGCCCTACAAAATTAGCCGCGTCTGCTTGTGCGTCGGCGACTAATTTGATACTGTCAGCAAGTTCAGTCATTGCTTCAGCATCTTCTAATGCTGTATTTGTTTGTGCTTCAAATAATGTATTTAAACCTAATGTTACTGCTGAGGCAATACTTAATCCTGTAATTAATTGTGGAATTCCTACACCACTTAATGCTAATAAAGCCGCACTTGCTGTTGTGGCTGTTCTTAATGCAACTACCAAAGCACTTATGGCTTTAGTTGCCGCTATAATACCTTGTGTAATTTTAATACTGAATGCTAAACCAAAGAAATAGAATAAATTTTCTACGTTTTCAGCGGCAAATTTAAGTAATGCTCCTAGTGATTGGAAAACACCGGTTTTTTGTTCAATATTGTTTAATAATAAAATAAATTCTGTTCTTATTAGTTCAAATGATTCTGCTATAGTGGGTAATGTTTTACCAAAGTCTTCATTAATACTATCACCCATTAATAAAGACGCATCTGCTAATATATCTGCTGTTAAAAGTCCTTGTTCTGCTAATTTACGCAATTCACCACGTGTTACACCTAGTATATCTGCAAATTCTCCCATGAACTTACTGTTTGTTTCGTTAATACTGTTAAATTCATCACCACGTAATACACCACTTGCTAACGCTTGGCCGAATTGTATCATAGCACCAGCGGCTGCACCTGTTTCAGCACCTGATATTTTTAAGGTTTTACTGAATACTTCGGTAATATCTGCTACTTCTTGTTGTGATAATGCTAAATCTTCAGATGCAATAGTTAAAGAAGCATATAAATCACCTGTAGCCGCTAATGAACTTCTAGTTGATTTTGCTATTGCTTCTACATCTTTTTGTGCTTGTAAATATTCTCGATTACTTTTTGTAACAGCAAGTAATCTGTTGTTTAAATTTTGAAAAACGTTGGCTAGATCTACTGTTGCTTTAAGAGCGGCAACACTTGCCAGAGCCTTAAGAGCACTAGATAATTTATCGACGCTTTTTTCTGCTTGTTTTGTATCTAATTGTAATGACGCTCTAATATCTGCCATGTTTACTCCTATATTCTTTTAAACCTTTTTGTTATTGAATCTTCTAAGAATTCAAAAGAAGGTTTTGTGAATCCTTTTGGTGCTTGTTTACTCCAACCACTATCTAATCTACCTGCATAATCGTAATTAGAACTTATTTTTTGTCTAGTGTTAGACTTTGTTAACTTTGTTTTATTACGTGCATTACCACCTCTAATAGGTGTTTCATTTCTATAATATTTGTATGTTTCATTCATAGAGGCTTCTATAGCATTTTCAATGTCTTTTTGTAATGCTTTTAAATCGTTTTGATTTATTTTCATTCCGCTGTTAGCCACTTTTGTTTTTACCTCTACTTTCTTTAAATTCTCGCATCATTTTTTCCAAATCATGTTTTTCATATAAATCATTTGGATCTTTTGTTTTGGCTTTTTTCTCTAACCAATTTCTATATGATACTGCTATGTCATATATTTGTAAATCAAAAGTACTGCCTTTGTCTAATACTTCACTAGGTAAACAGCCATATCGTTCACCTAATGCATCTAACATCAATGCAACCTGTGTTTCAGGTGCTTTTTCATTAACAGTACTTCCTGTTACTTTCCCAATTGTTTAACAACTTCATTAATGCATTTAACTAAAATTTTATTAGGTAATAAAGAACCATCTTCCATAACTTTATTACCATCTTCATCCAATATCATGGCACTGCAGAAATCTAACATTTCTCCATAATTTTGATCTTCTTGGGTAGTTACTGAGAATTTGATAAATTCACCTAATGGCTGTTTATCATATACGTAAAATTCTAATGGTTCTTTGTATTCTGAAATGATTTCTTCATCATCTAATACAATTTTGATTAATTGCGGTTTTGTTGCTAATTCTTTTAACTTCATATCTTTCTCCTATTGATCCTTATCTAATCTGTCTTTTAAATTGTGAACGGCACTTAATGTAAATGCCAATCTACTTGATGCTTTTTCAACATCTGCTCTAGCACATCTTATTTCATTCTGTGCTTTCGCTATCTCCATCTCCATGCTCTTCAACACTTCCTGTATCGAATGCTTGTTCCAAATCTCCATAACCTTTTTCCTCTTCATCTATATTTATCTGTTTTTGTTTTTTTGGTTTAATTGGGGCGTTTGGTTGGTTTGGTAGATCAATACCAAATTGTTTTGCCAAATCCCTAAAATCATGTTCTTTACCATCTACTGTGACAGTATATGAATCTTTGATCCATTTGCCGTCTACAATATTTCTATGTGCTATTTTATGAACTTGTTTTTCCATTGTTTCTCCTAAAGTAACACCCCCACAAGGGTGAGGGTGTTAAATTTGATTAAACGGTTGCTTTAGTCAAATCTCCATTTACTACGATAGTACCTGGTGAAATCCAGACTGCTTGATCGATTGAAGCACTAGGTGCCAATCCGCCGATAAAGCCTTTACCGTGCAAATAATAGTCAGCACTATCTGACCCTTCAAAAGCAACTGAGAAGAATACTTCTGTTTTGCTGTTTGAAGTTGACCATAGTCCAACATTTGCAACTTCATTAGTTGCGTTTGCTAGACCAAAGAACACATCGTCGTCTAACAACATGTTGAATGATATTTCATTTTCAACTACTGTTGTAAACGCACTTGAGGCTGTTGAATCCAATGTTGAATATCTAACTGTGCCCGGTGATGTTGTTAATGTTAGGTCTTGTACTAGAGGAACTGCAAGACTACCTGCCGCTCCTGGTACAGCCAAAGGTGCTGTATTACCTAATGTGAGGATTGCTTGATTACCGCTTGTTACATTAATTACTCCTGCCATTTTTTCTCCTATACAGTTGTAAAGTTATACTCGAAGGTATATGTTATCACATCCTCCGCTATGTCCGTTTCATAATTGCTAGTATTTTCAATAGTACCAGTAACCACGTTACGGGCTATGAGCAGATTAGCAACAACGGTGTCTATATCATTAATTTGATTTTTAGCATCTACTGATAGATAAGCATTAATTGTGGTAGTAGTTGTGTTAACACCTTGTTGATCAAGAGTGTCATACAGTTCTTCTACTGCTATTTGTTGCTCATCTACATACACCACGTTCAAGTTCTTATCATAAAGCGGAATGCCACCCGATTCGAATGGCAATTCCGAACTTACTGAGAACGTTGTATGTGCCGCTAAATTTGTAGTAATTTGACTGATTAAATCTGTTCTCTTACTCATTATCTAACCTGCACTATTGTTCTTTTAGATCTTGTACGTCTTGTTCTGGCATAAGTAATGGCTTTTTCGTCTGCTTGAATAGTTCCATCATTATCATAATCATACCAGTCTGCAATGCTGATTAGTTCATTGAATAAATCATTGAACTTAGCATCATAGTATGTTATTTTTGATGTTTCATCGCTTTCTTCATTACCAAAATCCGCAATTAGTGGAAGTATATACTGCGCCATGCAATGGTACACACATAATTCTGTGAATGTTGTGCGTCTTCCATTTGCATTCCCCGGATCAATAAGATTAGGGTTAATGTTGGGTAAAGCATTAAGGTTAGTTATTGGATTACCCACATACGCATTATATCCTTGCCACCAAGTTGAGGCTTTTAATTTTAACAGAATACGATTAGTGCTTTTTTCCAACATGTCTTCTATGAATTCAGTAACGTCTGCAAAGCCTGACTCAGCAGGTACTTTAAGAACGTTTGTTTCAAGTAGACGTTGGTCCTTTTGCACTACATCTGTGTATTCGGCAAATGAAATTACATCACCTCCACCATCTGTTATAAATGCCATAAATCAATCCTCAATTAAGCACTATTTGGAAGATTGTTACTTCTAAATAATGTAGTTCCTGCAATTAGAGCAATCGTTGCGTCTCTTAACGCATTGTTACCTAGATCACTTAGTGAAGCAATAGTTGTTCCACCTGCCAATGCGATTTGGTTGTTGATAGCATACTCAAATGATGGGTCAATTAGACCAATATATGTGCCATCTAAACCTGTAGGTGCATTTGCGGCTCTAAGGTTTGCTACTGATTTTGCAATCGCTACTACGTTTGCATCACCAGAACCGATTGTTCCGTTACAAGAAATTCTTCTTCCGAAAGTACTTCTTAATACTGTGAAACCGTTTCTAACTGTTCCTCTCATTTCGTGAACGTCTGAGTCTGGGTTATACCACATTTTGACTACTGGTTCTCTTTTTGATGCAAAAGCAAGTGCTTCTGGTGAAATAATGAAGTTAAAGTTGTGTGTCGCATTTGATACATTGGCTCCGTCATCACCTGTAAAACCTGTTTTACATACGCCTAGACCAGCAACGTCTGTTGCTTGTGCTAAACCACCTGAGAGTCTTGTTAGAACTGCGTTTCTAACTAAATCTAATCCACCATCTTCTAATGATTCTTCTGATACGTCTGTCGCAACACCTCTTTTGCTAAATGTTACATTAGCGGCTGTAGGTACAAAGTTACTTTGTGCGGCTGCTTTGATTGAAGCACCTTCAGTAACTGTTGCGGCGTCTGTATAAGAGTTAGTTAATGGGAATCTAACTTGGTCGCCGGAATTCCCGGAAACCTGTAATGAGTTCCTAATTATTTGCTGATTAGGTAGTAGAACTGCATCCATGTAATATGGGACGAGATCCGCTATGATGTCAGCATATAACTGTTGAACACTTGAACTTGTTGTTCCTGCTGCCATTGTTTTCTCCTATTTATGACAATGTTTACTTATAACCCATCTTTGTCATTTGCTTTTTAACCATTGCATCGGTTACAGCATCTCTTGACAATGAGGGCTGATACTTGCGTAGTTGTAAATACGCATTTCTGTATTCAGTATCGTTATTGACTCTTGCATCATCTAATGGTCTATTTCTAGAAACATCATTTGTGCCTGAGGTTTCACCATACTGTAAATCAACACCTTTTTTACCAAAAGAAAGACCTAATGATTTACCAACAACTTCAACTGCGGCATTGTAGTCTGGTGTTTCACCATCTGTAGTAAGGAAATCATCCCCATTACGTATAGCAAAAGTATCACCTTCTACTGCCAGCATGTTTCTGGCTTTCATTAAATCTACTACGCCTGCTCTCTGTTCTTGCGTCCAAGTTGTAGGCATTGCAGATTGTAATTTACTCATATGGTCTTTGAGTAGTAAATCTGTTTTCAAAGAGTGAACCTGTGCTTTTAGTTCTTCTACTGTTGCTTCACGTTTTTTCACTGCATCTCTGAGTGAATCAACATTTAGACTTTGTCCTTCTTGAGGATTAACCTCTTGAAGTGTAGATACAACCTTTTTCACTTGGTCAATGCTGTCAACATTTAAGTCTTGAAGAATACTCTTTTCAACTTCGTATCTGGCATTGGCAGAAATTTTGTTTACATCATCTCTGCTGTATTGACGTATACCATTGATATATGTCTTTCCATCTTTGATTTCAACACTAGGTGTTGTAATGTTATCAGATTTTGTATCTGTTGCTGTTGATTGCTCAACATTATCAACAGGATTCGCGGAATCTGTTACCGGAGCACTATTTTGTTCGGTATGCTCTGCCGTGTCTGTGGATGCATTATCCATTTTTTTCTCCTTTTATCGTAGAAGTAAACGTATTACTTCGGGGTTTACTTGTGCCCCTACCTAAATACTGTTATCACTATACGTTGAATCAATAAGTTGATTCAAACGTTTTTGGATTTTTTCTTTTAAGTTCTTTCTAAATTGAGGCAATTCTTCTACATTTGCCCCTTTTGCCATTTCCATACGCATTTCATATTCTTCATGTGTATTGAATGGCATGTAAATTGTTACACCATCTTCTCTGGTGTGAGTGTGGAAGCCACCTGTGCCTCCTAATTGTCTAGCATAATTTTCTGCTTCTATTTGTGTTTCGAATGTTTCTGGTTCATATGTTTCTATTTCTTCTAGAAATGATGCGGCATATCTATCATATGCGTCTAATAGTGTATTCATTTCTTTGATTTCATTCTCTACACCTTTTTGACTGTACAATCTATTATAACTGATTGCTAAATCTTCTGGAATATCTTGATCTAACCATGCAAACCATATTTTCCACAAGTTGTATTCTGCTTGTTCCATTGCTGTTGCTTTTTTACGTATGAATGCTTCTAACTTTGAATCATACATTTCTATTTGAACACCACTTCGACTTGCTTTGATTAATTCGTCACTTCTAATCATTGCTGTTTGGTTCATTTTTTCAATCTTTTGATTGATTAATTCTCTTAATTCTTGAATACTGTCTAATGGTGGAGTTGCAAATTCAAACACATAATTAGGTTGCCCGTTGAGTGCGGCTTGTGTAATAATAACACTGCCTGGCTCAGCACCAACACTATTGTCATTTCTGTTTAGTGTTTCTTCATCAACAATAGTGACTGGATGTGCCCCATATGACACGGCAGAGTAAATTTCTCCCATATCCGAGTAAACACTACGTTGAATTTGTGCGATATCAAAGGTAGGTGTGTGGCCCACACCATTTTGAATTTTAGTGCTTTGATATACGGGTCTTACTATATTGGCTGTCCCTAACTCATTAGGTTGGACAATTCTGTAAAAACCCTTTCCTTCTTCATCCTCGAGGAATTCTGCGCCCATTGGTAATTCAATGTCCATATCATCGACATCTTCACCTAAAGGCATAAAAATTGTGTGTATTTCATCATTTGTTATATAATGGAATATTTCATATGTTGGTTCTTGTGCTATTCTAATCAATATTCTATTTAAAGTTAAGTCACCATTTGCATTATATGAATATGACCAATTGTATACATCTGTTGGTTTGTGCATTCTCCATTTTGCATAATCTGATCCGGATGTTTTGATACAACTTACCCATACTACTCCAAACACTGAAGTAAATGTATCTACCATGCTCATAAATTCATTAATGGAGTTGCCTTCTCCATCTGTGTTCATAATAAAGTCTTGCACTTCTGGTGTATCTGGTAATACTCTGCTTGGGGGTGTTCTAAACAATATTGCGTTCCATTCTGAACAGTATAACCTAGTATAAGGAAATACTGGAACATTCTGTAACTTCTCTTGATAAAAGTTACTTGCATATTGTAAGCCTGTTTCTGCTTCTGATCTACTGTTTACTCTGGTTACAGAACTTTTATATACTTTTGTTTGATTACCATAATCATCTACATCATACGTATTGATTGTTTCACTTGGTGTTGAGTAATCATTATCATATGCTTTTAGATATTGACCATCGCGATATGGAACTCCTCCATAAAATGAATTTACTGCCAAAGTCCAGGAATCATAGTATTTTTGATATAATGGGTGAACTGTAGATATAAAATTTTCGTAATTGAATTTACTGGCCAAAAGTATCTCCGGATGTTTTCATAACGTTATGAATATATATTTATCAAAATCGGGTGCCTACACACAACTTATCGGAGTTAGAATACATATATGTCGTCATGTGTAGGGCTTTGTTACAGTGTAATTGTGTCGACATCAGACCTCAATTCACTGGGTTTTTCTGTGTATATAGTTATGCCTGCACGTTCCATAAGTGCTAACACATGTGGCATATCCCATATGGTAAATTTGTAACCCATGCTTTGTATCATTCTACGCATGTGTTCTTTGTTTTTTGAATTTTTGTATTTATGCACCGCTTTCATTAGGTTGATATCTTCCTCCATTAGTCATATGATTGTATAAATGCATACCATATTTTTGTGCTTTGCAATAACGTTGATACAGTATACCATCACTTAATCTTTCTATTGCTTTTTCTTCTTTGCTTAGTTCTAAATAACCTCGCATAAAATCATTGTACATTGTTTCTGCTCTGGCTTCATCCCATTCTTTTGTTGAAGGAGGATTTTGTCCAAATATTATCTTTTTATTCTTCATTTTATCACATACCAACTGGGATATCTACTCCAGTGATTCTTGTTTGTAAATTCGTGTGTTTGTAATTGTAATTTATGTGTAGCACAGAAATCATCAACAACCTTTTTGGTTAATGGCCAATCTGAATGATAATCATCTCCGGCAAATACACCACCTTGTTTTAATTTAGGCCACCAGTCTCTTAATGTTTCTCCATTTTCTTGACCTGTGTGAGCATAACCATCGATGTAAATAAAATCGAAATATTCATCTTCAAAATCATTTACCACATTTGCAAATTTGTTTTTTATAATTGTGTTTTTGTGTTTAAATGGTGCTAATTTATTACAGGCATTTTTATATTGAAATTCATTATGTCCTCTATCACCGGCCCACATGTCAACACTGTACCAATGCTTTATGGGTTGATTATCTAATGCTTCATAACTGAAGAATCCTTCTGCTACACCTAATTCAATACCTATTACATCACAATTGGCTAATTTGATTATATCACTGCGTAATATCATTTGAAGTATGTTCTCCATTCTGGATTAACATGTGCTTGACAAATATGATTGACGGGTATCATGTGTTCTTGTCTGCCTCTGTTTTTTATTTCACACCATATTTTGTTAAGAATGCGATGACCTTTTATAATTTTGTCATTGCGAGTCATCATGTTGTGTATGGTATCTCCTGTTATGATATCACATGTTATCATACCACCCCATGTTGGATATTTTACATCTGTGGTCATTTTTTCTTTTAACATAACAGGTTCTGGTAATGTATACATAATAGTACTTTGAATGTTTGTGCCATTTACTATGTTCACAATGTTCATTGCTATAGCACTGCTGTATTCATCACCATGGTCCACATAAGTATCACATATACTCAATAACCATCTTACATCAAAATGTTTTAATATTTCTGGTAAAAAGTGTTCTATCAAATATTCAAAGCGATTCCAATTTTCTACAACATCGATTGATCTACGCAAATAGTTAATGTGTTTTACCAATTGGTGGCATAATTCTGGTTTACCAACAAATTCTTTTCTTACTTCTTTGATGTTTAATTCAACATCATCGAATCTGTTCAAATTGTTTGCTGGTTCAACATCTTGAATTATTGCCATTAAATTATCCATGTGCTTCCTCAAATTCTTCTCTGGTTATGCTGACACAATCTAATGCACCTATTTGCATACACCAACTTTTGATATTTTCTATTATGTGTTCTTGTGAATTACCTGTAAATGCTTTGTATACAGTTCTTATTTCAAAGTCTTCTACATGTTCTAATTGTGGATATGCACCTGTTAACCATTTGTAAGTGGCTTTGACAAATCCAACTTTAATCGTCTTTGTTTTTGTCTTTGGCATACTTACCTTGTTTAAATATTCTATCAAATTTGTCTTGATATTCATCAGTGAATGTGTTTATTCTAGGTGCCGATCCTTTACCACCATGTGTTTGTCCATAAAATGGTTTCATGCCATCTTTTAGACTTCTAGCCGCTTTTAATTCACTGCTACTATCGATTAATTTCTCTGCTTGCCTAATAGTGCTTTTATCGAACTTTTCTGTTGCTTTTTTGTCAAAAGAATCAGTTGGCATTGCGTTTCCTAATTTCACTGCCGAATCCTGCTAACAAAGACAACACTGTTAATGGTAAAAACCACAGTGAAATCATTTCTAACATATGACCCCATAATAGACTGAGTCCTAACAGACTCATTGTGTTAACACCTAGTGTTACATGTGTGCTTTCTTTGTTTAAATATTCTGGTAATTTCATATATTCTCCTTTATTTTTTTTGCTTCAGCATATACTTCTTTGCGATGTTGCCTATTACAGAACAATAGGCTACCTTTATCTTGGCTCTGCTCACGTAGGAACACTGTATGTAGAATCTGTGTTTTAATTCCTAAAAGATTACATTCTTTAGCCCAATACAAATCTTCCAATGCTGGCAAATATTCATCTTGATAAGGTATGTCTTTTGTATCTATTACATACAGTTGACTGATTTCTGGTGTTTCGCGCCAATGATGATTTCCATCATCCCAACCTGTGCTGTTGTATTTCAGTATGCCCATCTTGTGATTTGAATTCAGTGTATAAACACCATTTCTAATAGGTGCCTTTAACCAATCTGCTGTAAGATAACGATGCGTATATAGTGTGATATCATCATCTGCCATTATCAAAATATCTCTATCTGACTCTTTGTAACTTTTAATTATATTATTTCTACCAATAGCCGGCAAATAACCAGTATTGTCCCACAGCACTACTTCCCATCCTTGACTCTCCCACCAATTTATGGTTTTCATGGTTATTTCTTCGCGACCCTTACATGTAAGTAAATCAATCCTATTGCCAGTCTGGGGAACGTCAAACCAATCTGCAAATGTCATTATGTCTCCTTGTGTTTATATAGCGGTAGTTATTAATATTAATTTTTTATTCTCGCCAGTAGGTTTAATATATCTTTCTGCTATTTCTTCTTTATTATTCCATTTCATAGATACACTTTTATTTCTTTTAGGCAATCCTGCTGTTTTACCTATTACTTGCCAATTATCTGCAAGATAAACAGAACCATTTTTATCATTACCAATTGTTGTTAGAATACCTTTTAAATTATTTCCATATTTATGAAACCAATCTGCTTTTGCTCTTTTGCGAATGCGGGATAATATTTGACTGCCTAAATTATTTACTGGATTTTCTTTTATGCAAAACCTTTTGTTATCTGCAACTTCATTAAATATTTTGTCAAATTCTTTTTGAGAAAGATTAAAATAATTTAATATTGCTTTAGGTGTTGGCTTAAATCCACTTCCTAACCAAAAGGTAGCAACATCTTTATTATTATATGCAATAATATATTTGATGCACCTACCTACAACTTTAGGTGTATTAACATAAGAATGAAAATCTACAACAATTTTATTTGCGATATCTTTTTCCTCGGTAGATTCTGCAATTCTTATATCAATCATTCTTTAACCTTGTAGCAACATAGATGTATTTGGTTCCTTCTGGACAACTCCACAAGTATTCTTGTGCTAATCGTTTTGATTCACACAATAAATCGCTGGTAAAGGTTTTTAAGTATTCTTTATCTGGTTCTATTACTTTTATGATATACTGAACGTTGCTCATATTCTAACTCTTTATAACCTACGTACTAGCCTTCCATAACTATTTATCTTGTCTACACGAACTGGATAAAGATTATTGACTAGATAGCCTAATGCGTCATTAAAGTGTGAATAGTCTGTTGCACCATCTTTTTCTGGTTGACGTGTGCCTTCTTTGTATGTGTGATTGCGTAATCCTTTGATTACTTTTTTGCAATTTGGGTCTATTGTTAACTTTGTTTCACCATCGACGCTTTTACATGCTGAATTTACACTGGCAATACGGTCTTTTACGCTGGGATTTTGTGCACCAACACGTAATTGCATACCTGCATTTTTCAATATGATGTGATCTGTTATTCCTCCTGCTGATGATTTGCGAGCCGCTCCGGAGGCATCCGGATATGCAAACATTGTTCTATTTGGATATCTGCGTTGTATCTCACTGGTTATTTCTTGTGTGTCAGTGCCCCATATTTCTATTTCATCATATATGTGTAAGCCTTTTGAATGTTGGAATCCAATAACAGCACATCCCGGATCTACGTTAAAATCAATTCCTATGTGTAATGGTACACGTGTCATATCTGGTCTACCGAATTGCATTTCTTTGATACAATGATCACCGAATGCATAATATATAACACCTGAATAGTCAACAAATTCTGCTTGATACTCTTGACGATAGGTTCGCTCATCGAGGTCTTTACGTGCTTGTGCTAATTCTGCCTCACTTACCAGTCCACCTTGTTCTGTGGTGTATTGCCAACTGTTCCAATCATCTAGATGTTTTGCATCATTATACAATGAATACAGATAGCCTTTGCCTTTTGGTGAACTGATAATCATAGCAGAACCTTCTCGATCAGAAAGTGTTGGACGTATTACTGCTTGCCATGTGTCTTCTAATTTGGGTATATCAGCGGCTTCATCTAACACCACATAATCTAAACCCACACCCCTTATTGAATCTGGATTATCTGCAGAACGCAACATTATAATTGAATTGTTTACCAATGTAAAGGTTAATTCTGATTGATTTACTTTTTTCAGCCATTTGCGTTCTTTGAGCAACATCAATAAGTCATCATAAATTATCTGTTTGGCCATTCTGTAACTTGGAGCAATATACATACACTTGGTGTTGGGATAACGTGCATGTTGTGCCAATGAGGCTATTGAAGCATAACTTTTACCGCCTCTACGACCTGCTATTACTATTTTAAAGCGACTGTTGTCTTCTAGAATTGTTTTTTGAATGTCAGTTAACTTCATATCTATAAGGCGAGTGGGCTAATTAGAACTTAGGAATTATTAATGGCTACATTAATGATAGTATAGCCCACTCTTTAATCTGTTTTATCT